TCCGCTATTAGGTTTAATATTCCTATCATTTTGTTCTTGTTTTTTTAAAAATAATTCTATTTTCTTTATATTCTGTTCTTGTTTGATATGTGTTTTCCTCTTGTTTTCCATAAAATTAACTCATCTTCTGTTATACGATTTGTTGGAAAATACCAACCGCTATTACTTGCTTGTTGTGGATTAATAATATTGTCTGAATTATACTCATATTCAGGTAAATCATTCTTACAAAGCCATTTTTTCATACGTTCTGCGTACATATCGGCTACGATTCTACGCTCATTTACTAATCTCGATAATGTTTGCTCACTAACTGCGGTTGTATTTGCAGGAGTTGGTGATGTAATTCCATTATTAGTAATTGCAAACGCTCCAATTTTTAAGTATTCTGTTGCGCTTTGTTGAATTAAAAAAGGTTTTATGTAATCACGATACAAAATTAAATATAAGCCTGTTAAATCGTCATTATCAAAGTCAGTTTCTATCTTTTCGTAAAGCGTTTCACCTAACAATTCTTCAAGTCTTGTAGCTTGTGCATCCATAATGCACTGACGTAATTTATCAACGTCAATATTCCCACCTAAAGGAGTGTTTTTTGTAAGGTCGTTATCGTTTAAAAGTATTACCATTTTACTCTGCTTTAAAAAAATTGTTACTTGCTTGTGCAGGTTGTGCTACTAAAGCATTATTTTCTTCCCACATTGCATCTTTACGTTCATTAGGTTCTAAATCTAAAATCATTTTTCTTGCTTGGTTAACTGAAATTGAAGTATTATTACGTCTTAAATAAATTTTACGCATCCAAAAATGCTTACAATTAACTCCGCCTTTGTATAACCAAATTGAATAAGTATCTGCACCTTTCAATCCTAATCCTGCATTAACAACTTTTGTACCTGCTAATTCAATATCCTCTTTACGATATACTTTATTTGCGCTTAACATTTTGTTGCAAAATTCACGCTCTCCTGTTTTTTCTCCTGCGTAAGTATAACGAATTTTAAAAAGACTTGTATCTTGCTCACTTGTTACATTAGGAAAAGAACTCGGTACTTTTGCCAAATGTAAAGCAGTTTCTGTTAATTGTGGCTCGCCTTGCATTTTCATTTCATCAATACATTCCCACTCTTCTTCATCAATAACTTCACCCAATTCTATTAAAGCATCTGCAACTGGGTTAATTTCTATTTTAGACATTGCAACTTCTTGACCGCTTTGAGCCTCGTCTGCTTTACTTTCACGTAACGGAATAAAAGATAAAGTTTCATTAATTCCTGCTAATGTTGCAACGTCTTGAAATACATCTAAAACAATTTCCTGCATCGGTTGAATAACATTTAACATAGTTTCATTAAATGCTGTTTGTATTTCTTCTGCATTACTTGAAAACCCTGTTGATTTTTCAACTCCTATAATTGATGCGTTTGCTTTATGTGCTACGCATATTTGATAACGTGCCTCTTTACTTAAAAAATCATATTGCTGATACGCATCATTAATTTGCACTTGCTCAATAGTTGTTGCAGTATCTTTGTTATCGTTAAATGAAACTACAACAACTCCAGCGTTAGAAGTTCCTGTTGTATTGCCTTGATATTTTCTTGCTATTAGTTTTCTTTCTTCTTCACTTTCAGGAATACCATTATTAACGTTTATGATTGTTGAAACCATAAACTTATTCTTAACGTGATTAATAAAAAAGTTTGCAATTTCTTCTTCAAGTTCAGCGTAAGGCATAGCACTTAAATAAGCAGGATTTGAAAAATAAAACTGCCCTACTTGGTAATCTTTTATAACTACTATTTCGCTACGATTTCCACCTTTACCATATTTAAAAGCGTCAAATCTTTTAGGCTCGTATTTTGTGATTTTATCCCAATCGTAACAATACCAATATCCTGTGATATTACCTTTTTCATCTGCTTTTTCTGGAGCAACCATTTGTTTAGGAATATGAATAGCTTTAACAGGTTTATTTTTTTGATACATCAACTCAAATGATGCCTCTCCAAACAAACAAAAGTCTTTAACTATTTTTCTAATTTCATTTTTACTAAACAAAGGCACGTCTATATTTAAACCCAATCCGTAAGTCATACGATTGTAAGTGTCTAATATAGCCGAGTTAGTTGGACTTCCATTATACCTGTCAATTATGTAGTTATAAAAGTCATTATTATCGCCATTTAAAACCCACTCTTTGTATGTACTTTCTTTTATCTCTGGTCGCACATAAGAAGCCATTTGTAAAACAATATTATTATCTGCCATTATAGTAGTTTGTAATTTTCTAAATCTATTTCGCTCGTTGCGTATCCTTTATCTCTATACATTAATGTAGTAACACCATTTACTACTATTTCATAACTTGCACCCTCTTTGAAAGTAAAATGGAATACAATTGTTACATAACCATTATCGATTCCATCTGTAAAATCAGTTACTATTGTAGTTTCGTCTTTTAATTCGTGTCTAATTACAATGTTTAAAACATCCTCATACTTTCTTGGTATGATTTTAATTGTATGACTTGAATTAGTTGGATTAAATACTTTCATAATTATATAACGAAATACTTTAAGTTTTTTGCAAAAAAAAACGTATCTTTTTACAGATACGTTTTAAAAAATAAATATTAATTATTAAACTGAACCAATCACTTCTGAACTAACTAAAGCTAATAAAGCAGTTTTCATAGAACTATTTAAAAAAGGTGCTGCTAATTTTTCCTCACCTGTTAACTCAATTGTAAATCCGCTTAAATCTCCACTTGCTCCACCTGTTACAATAGAACCAGCAGTCATTTCCATTCCGTTTTCAACACCTGCTAAAGTAATGTTACCATTATAATCTTCAACAAATACTAAAGGTCTGCCCCACATCATAAGAGTTAATTCTTGTTGAGTTTCTGCATCTAAACTTGGTAAAGTAGCAGCAACTACTTGAGAAACAAAACTTGTTCCGTTATCTCTTGAAACGTTTGGAGTTTGAGTGAAAGTATTTGCACTTCCTTTAACTTCCCATTTGAATACATCTGCTAAAGTTCCTAAAGCAGTTACTATACTATTTGCAATTGTGAAACCATAAGCGTCATAATTAGCAAAATACAAGGCTTTAATACCGCCTTTTTGGTCTTTACAAGGTAACTTTCTACCTTTAGCCACATCACATACGTAAGCCATATCTTTATATTTTATTAAAAACCGCCCTAATTAAAGAGCGGTTAGATTATTAATTATGCTATTGGTCTTGCCCAAACGATTTCACTTCCGTAAGCGTATTGAACACCTGCGTTGTAAACCATAGTTCCTCTAACTTTTCCAGTTAGTAAACCGATTGAATCCTCATCAACTACTTCAATTGTATTGTGGTCTGCTAAAGCACCTGTACCAAAAGCAAGGTTTTTAGGGTCTGCAATTACAATTGTATTAGCAGGTAAACCATTATCAACTACTAAAGTGTAGTTTCCGAATACTAAAGAAGTGTTTGCATTTCCACCAAGTCCATTAGTAATTCCTTTAGATGCTAAAAAGAAGTTGTAAGCTTGAGCAATATTTGCTGAAACTGAAACTTTCAAAGTGTTTTTCCCTCTTAAAGCTACTGGAACTGCTGCTAAAGCTAATTTGATTTGAGCCTCAACATTTGATTCTGTTACTGCATCTAAATCAACATCGATAACAGATGCGTCAGCAGCAAACAAAGTTAAAAATCCGTCAAACTCTCCTGCATTGTCTTTGTCACCATTCCAAATGATAGCTCCAAAATCTTCTGCATTATCAGCTAATTTATTTGCAATAATAGCATCAAGAATTTCTTTATTCATTGTGTCATTACTTGCACTTGCACCCATTGACTCCTCGCCCCAAGTTGCTCTAAAATCTTCTTTACACAAATCGAAATCGTCTTTGAATTTTTTAGGCTCAAGTACTGCCTCGCTCAAAGTGATTGAACCTTCTGGAACGAATCCACAAGTGTAATCTCTTCTTCCGTTTGTAGTTTGTAGTTTACGTAAAACTATTTTATAGTTTACGTTTGGTAATACTGTTAAAATTCCATTCTTTAAAGCGTCTGCTTCTTTGAATGTTTTTAGGAACAAACCTCCTGCGGTTTTTCCTGCATAACTAGATGTAATTGTTGTTGCTGTTGCCATTTGTTATTTGTTTTGTAATTCGTTAAATAATTTTTCTCTTAAATTTTTAGGCTCTTTAATAGTCTTTACCTCTGGACTTGCTTTTGTTTCAGCAGTTAAAGCAATTTCTTCTGACTTATAAAATTCTTTTTTTAGTTGTACGTTGTTGCTTTCTAATAAATTTCCAACTGCAACTAAAATTTCATTTTTCATAGTAGATAATTGAGTAGCCATATCAACTTCAATTTCTTCTTCTACTACAACTTCCATTTCTTTTACTTCTGAAATCTTACCATCAACTACGCTGAAAGATGTTCCATCTTCTGCGGTGTACATTCCGTCAGGTACTACACTACCCACTTCCATAGATGCAGCTACAACTACATCTTCTTCAAGTTTTTCCTCTTCGGTAACTTGGTCCGTTAATTCAACTTTAACTTCCTCTGTTGGATTTATTAAGTCTTTCAACGCTTTTAAAAAATTGTGTTCTTTACTCATTTTATAATTGTTTAATTTAAAACTCCCATCAATAGAAAAACCTTTAATTTCTCCGCTTTTAATTTTTGCCTTTACATCTTCATTATCAACTTTCATTATTGCGAACCAAGTGCCTATCGGTAAATCATATCCGTACTCATTCGACTTGTCTTGGTCAAACTCCTTTATCCAACTTTCAACAATTGTAACTCCGTTTAACTTTAAATTATAATCGTGTTCTTCTGTCGATTGACTTTGATAGCCATTAATATGGAAGTGTCTTTGTGATAATTCAATCACTTCTTTAGTAAACATAATATTAAAAGGGTTTCCGCTTTCGTCAACTCTTAATATTTTCTGATTAGGAATTAAAACAGGTGACATTAACAAACCCTTTTCAATTTCCTTTAGTTGTACTAACTCATCTTCTTTGCTCAAATAAATACCCACTTCTTCAATAGCAGGATTTTCTACTAATGAAATTGCAAAAACTCCTTTGTTTTCTTCTGGATTAAATTCAACTAAATACGTTTCCATAATTCTATAACGAAATTAAATTAATTTTTATGCTATATTTTAACAAGTTTTTTTATAAACTCGCATTATCTACAATGTTCCTATCTAATGCTTGTTGACTTGTTACTTTGTTTCCTACCACATACGCTTGTACTGGCATTTGTTCTTTATTCATAGTTTGTGCTATTTGATTAATTCCTGTATTGCCTACTACATTAAATTGTGGTGCTGAAATTGCGCCACCGCCACCTGCTCCGCCGCCACCACCGCCTACACTTGCACCGCCACCACTTGTACTCATAGCTGGAGTTTTTAAAATATCTTTAACAGCTTTAAAACCTATTCCTACAACCGATGCAATGTTTACCAACTTAACCCCAAATTCAAAAGGAGTAGCTGCTTTAGTTGCTAACTCTGCCGTAATACCTTGATATGTATTTATTAATGCTTGACTAACTGCAAATGCTTTTCCTGCCTTTGAATTTTTACCTAACAATTCAGAAATTTTACCAAATGAAACTCCTAAAGTATTAAGTTTTTGTGCTTGTAATATTTTTTCATTTTCAAGTTCTTTATCTTTTAATGCTTTTTGGTCTGCTGCTAATTTTGTTTCTAATGCTAATTTATCAGTTACATACTTTGAATCTAAAGCTAAAGTAGTTTCTCCTGCCTCTGTTAAAATTGCCTTGCGTTCTTCATATTCTCTTTTTAATTTTTGAGTTGGAGTTTCTTCAGGTGCAAGTTCAGCATCGAGTTGTTTTAAAATTTCATCAGCTTTCTTTTTTAAATCAATATCTTTTTGTAATCTTTCCTTTTCATTTTTTTCAATATTATCTGCTATTGTTTTTGCTTGTTCATTAATAGCATCAAGTTGTTTTTTACGTTCGTCTTTTCGTCTTTCTTGTTCTCTTTTATTTGCATCTTCAATAGCTTTTTTTCTTGCATCTCTTTGTTTTTCAATAACTTCTAACTCACGTTCAAGGTCTGTTTTTCTATCGTTATCTAAATCTTTAAAATACTCTTTTTGAATTAAAGAAAGTTGTTTATTAATTTTTTCTGTATTCTCTAAATTAATATTCTTATTATCTAATTGACGTAATAAATCATCTCTCTCTTGTTTGTATAATCGACTTCTTTCCTCTCTTGCATCTTGCTCAATTTTTAATAACTCCTTTTCGCCTTTACCTGCAATTTTAGCTCTTAATATCCTTTCCTCTGTAACGCTTTTTAAACTATCTAAACTTTCTTTATAAAGTTCGTTTGTTTTATCTAAAGATTTATTAAGGTTATCTTGTGCTAATTTTTGGTCTTCCGTTGCATCAGTACTTTCTGCTAATGCTGAAATAAGCGAACCCAACAAAACCACAATAGCACCAATACCTGTTGAAATTAAAGCTAATTTTAATAATTTTAACGCTCCTGTTGTTGTACCTACTGCGGTTGTATAAGCATATTGTAAACCAGTTTGTATTGTTGTAGCTAAAGATTGCGCTCCTAAAACTAATGCGCTTTCCTTTTGCAATGCGTTTGCAATAGATTGAATACCCACAGTTAAACCAATAGCTGCTTCAACTTTCATCATTGTTTTTTGCAAGTCCTCATTTTCATCTCCTAACAATGCACTCGCTGAACTTGCAACACTAAAAGCACCAGATAAAGTTTGCGCACCTTGTACTATTGCATCTATTCCTTTTGTATCACTTCCTAAATTTTTAACCTTTGTATTAATATCTCCAATTTGGTCTGAAACTTCTCCTGCACGTTTTGCAATTTTATCATATTCAGCAGTTCCCTCAGGCAATTCTGCAAGTTGTTGTTTTAATTGTCTTAACTCCGCTTTTAAAGATACCGATTGTTTTTCAGTTTCTTGTAACGTAGTCACAAATTTATCTAATCCACCTTGCGCATTTAATACATCAACATCAATTTCTATTACTTTCTTAACTGCCATTGTCTTTTTATTTTTTTAGTTGCACCTTTTAAAGTTGTTGGTAATTCATATTTACCTTTTGCAATTTGTATTGCCTCGCCTCCATCAAGAAATTCATCTTGTTGCAATAGTTCTATTATTAATCTTATCATTATGCTTCTTGTAAAATATTAATATATCGTGTTGATGTTATTGCTCCGTTATTAAAATAGTTAACCTCTCCTTGTGTTAATTTAATATCTCCAGTTGTATTGCTTAAAACATTTATTTTTAAATTTGCATCATCTAATTGAATACCTGTTGTACTTCCGTTGTAAGTAAGTGTAAATCCTTCACTATTACCTTTTAAAATAGATACTTCAATAGTTTGAGCATTTGCTGAAAGATTATAATTTTCTTGCCTTGCAAAAGTACTTCCTGATTGCCCCCAAACTGCTCTGAAATCAGTTATCAATTCAAAAGAAACTTCACCAGTTGTTAAATCACTTGTAAAAGAGTTGATAGTGTATTTTTTATCTTTGTAAATAATCTTATCATTCATTTTAATATCAGCTAACATAGTTTGCGGTATCTTTGATTTTAGCTTTACTATTCGTGTTCTTAAATTATAAAGCTGCTCTATGTAATTTTTATACCATAAAAGATACAAACTATTACTTGATAACAAACCAGGAAAGTTTACACTTTGTTCTTCACCAAAATTCAAAGATGCGTTTGTACCTAATAGATACATTTCATTTGAGAACTTTCTATATGTGTTTACATTGTTATAATTTGTGCCATCAAAAAACTTTATAGGTGTTGGCAATACCACACCATCATTCATATACATTAAAATAGGTTTTGGCTTGTATGGATTTTGGTCTTTATCTATTAATGTTGCAGTTACAAAATCATATCCTGTCGTTTTTTCGTATAAAATATCCTCAAAAGGTGACTTAATTTCATATGAACTACTCTCATTTGATTGTAAATCTTGATAATCAAGGTCACCATAATCACGATTGAATAAATTTCTAAAAGCATTATTAAGTATATTATCACTTTTTTCGTGTGAAAAAGTAATCTTTTTAAACAATTTAGGTCTTTCAATATCTATATTATCACTAATTACATACTCTGTTATATCACTATATTTACCAAATGCGTAAAAAAAGTCCAATGGTTGTAATTCAAAAGTATTTTCGTTAGTTGGAATTATGGTTAAATTAAATAGTTTAATAATACCTGTAAA